AACTCGACCCACATGATATCATCTTGAGCTTTAGAGTCCTTTCTGTTTTTTTTACTCCTAGATTTTACGTTAACAGTGCTATTATTAATATGAAAATCAAAACCATAAAGTTTATTTTCTTTTGAGGTAGCTTCTCTGATTTTATAACCCTTACTTTCAAAGAGTTTTTTAAAATTATCTTCAGCTTTTGAACCCCTTCGATTGCTTTCTGTATTTTTATATTCGTTATAACTCATAATATATTAATTGGTGCGCCTGACTGGAATCGAACCAGTGACCAAGGGTTTATGAGACCCCTGCTCTAACCGCTGAGCTACAAGCGCATTTAAAATCATCATTTATATTTGTCAGTCCAAGAAGGCTCTTGGTTATCCACTTCAACCCTAATAGACTCTTCATATTGCTTGTCTATCATTTTGTTCTGGACTTGCCTCTCTCTCCAAGATGGAGGATCAAGGACTTTAGGGTCGATCTCACTATCCCGCTCAACAAACCATTGAGCAGGATGGAACATCCTAAAATTAAGTATACTCTTAAGTATCTTCATCTGTATCAATGACTGCGTTAATGCTTACTTGAGAGTAACCCATAGACTTCAGCATAGGGACAACCATAGTATCCATAAAGTCTGGAAGGGTCATATCGTCCATTGGATGCTCAAGACTTAAAGTGCTTTGCATGAATTTAGGATCTCTCTTAGAAGACCAATTGTCTGTCGTTGGTTCGTATGTCAATTTCATTTTTTTTATTAGTTAAAATGGTTTTTTTTCTTTAATATATTTACTTAAACTTTTGTTTCCTTTACTGTCATATTCAAACCACCACTCTTCAGTGTAACCAGCAAACCTGATGATTCTATAGATAACACGGCCTAAATGGTCTAAGCGTAGATTCTCAAACATAATTATTCTAGCACCATTTGTCCAGAGAAGATCTTCCCAGCTATTTCATTAGCATCTCCTTCGATTCTATCTCCATTAGAATGGTAAGCTTTGAAGTTCCGATACCTCTTACCATTATACCAAATAAGAGACATCTGCCTCTGACCATTATCATACCAAGAATCAAAAGGCCCATGAAGTTTACCATTTAAAATCCCAGCTTTCGCAAGCATATTACCATTCCCATGCCACCTGACAGAAGTTCCAGTAAATACATCATCTTCGCCCATCTCCAATGAGGTATAAAATGTATTAGTGAAAGTGTCAACAAATAATTCTTCTGCATCCACTCTTGGGCCGTCTGGATAATCCGCCCCTCTATTAAGAAATGCCTCTCCCCCAAATTTTAGGAGAAGACTTATTACTAAAAGGATTATTGATATTTTTATTAGTTTAATCATGATTTTTTGCGGCTTTCTGCTCTCTTCGCTAAGATCTCTTCTCTGTTGTCTTGATAGTATTTTTTATTGTAGTCGCTGACTCTGTTTTTAAAAGCCCAATATTCATCTGGCGCTGCATGTTTGTTTAGCTCCATCTTACGTAAGTAACTATACTTAGTTTCTTCGTAATATTTGTTTTGATATTCTTTTTTCTGCTCCTTATTCTTCTGGTAATACTCTTGAGCCTTCTCTTTACTCTTGAGGTAGCGCTCTCTACGCTTCTCTGGATTGTATACAACTTTTTTAATCATCTTTTTATACTGGTGAATACCAATTCGGAGCATCCCTCTTAGTCCACTTAGCAAAGCGAGACTTGTCATAGTTGTAATACTCTCTGTATTTCTCGACAATAGAGAGGTTCTCAAACTGAGGATGGGTGCGACATCTCTGATCTTGACTAATCGCTACAGCGAATTCTGTAAGAGGTCCATATGGGACAGTTGACCTATGCATATTAAGCATACACCACTGAATAAATTGGGCAGAGAAGTGTTCTTTCTCTGTTCTAAACTTCTTCTCTCTAGCCATAGCCATACCGTGACGGATTAGCCACCTCATATTCTCTTTTGTTTTTACAGCCCAGATACTACATGGGTGCTTGGCATACGAATGCTTGCGAGTATTACCTTTTTGACTTCTAGGGCAATCAGGTTCAGCCAAGGTCTCAAGAGTAAAGCAGTTAGCTAACATCTGAGCGGTCTCGACAACCATCTTAGATACATGCTTGTCGCAAAGGTTTTGCGCTGCCTTGTAGGGGTCTTTATCTGTAACGAATATGTTCATATCTCTCAGGGGTTATGTCCTAGTTCGCGAAGAAGGTCAAGGTATTTTTTGGATTCTTTGTATCTTGCTTCATGTCTACCAGCAAAATGAAAAATATATGGCAAATTTTTAAACTTAGCTAAAGCATCCCTCTCATAAATATGGTAATGCTGCAATTCTAGGTAAGGTAGAATTTTTGAGATGCCCCCGACATCATCTATATCATCTTTATAAAACCCCCTCACAAGAGCTTGGTCTTCTATCCAGTTAACCCTTGGACACAAATAGCCATCTATCTTTACAGACCCGCAGTATTCATCTTTTAATTTGTTTGAATAACACCACTTCTCTAAAACATTAATGACCTTCTCTGTATTCTTGAAGATCGCAACACCTGTGTTAATCGCGGGAGGATTTAATTTATTATCATCCTCGCTAAATATAATTTCTTTTTTGTGTTTTTCAATTAGATCAGTTATCGGAGGAGATACATTGTAGAAAAACGCATCTGCATCTATCCACACTACATAATCATAGTTTTTTATGTGTTTAAGTATGAGGGGGTATCTCTCCCAATGGCCGCTTCTGTCCTTGTAATACTTTTTAGAAGACTTTATTAAATCATAACCATATTTAGCGCAGTAAACTTTATTTATCTTGTAGCAATTATCACCATAAGATTTAAACTTATCATCATACCACATTAAAACTGCGATTTTCATCTAAGACCTTTCCTCTTCCTTGAATATTTTTTCGATATCGTATTGATAAAAACTTAAACCAAGCACAACACAATCCCATANNTAAGGNTCTAANGTNGCAGAGGCGTTCAACTCCTCTTTTAAATTTTTATAAATTATTTTTTTTTCTTTATTAGAGTCTAGATCAATCTGACNTATCCTTTCAGCAGCCTCTTGAACTGATTTTAGTTTCTCTTCAACACTCATTTTCTTTTTCTTCTTTTAGGNTGGACCTTCTCTTCTTCTGGACGGACTTGAAAATCTGCGAATTNCNTATCTTTAGACCAGCCAAAAAGCTTTTTTAATCTTTCTCTTTGTTCTGGGTTGACATCAAAATCAAATTTGGGTTTTGGTTTCATAGCTTATTTGGTTTTATTCTGTTCGATCTGGGATCTTTCTTCCATNAGCATNGCCTTAGCTAATANCGCATAATTNACNATNTCATCNCAAGCATCTTCTACTGATTCATTAGTGACTTTTAGTTCTTTGTCATTAGTGAATGAGCGGATTCTCTGAATCTTATCGATCACACGCAACAACAACCCTTGGACTGGGTGGATGTCAAGGATAGATGACGCATTGAAATTGGCGAAAGGATCTGTAGATGATTTGCCGCCAGTATAATCACTATTTTTTTGTTTCATGATCTCCTTGCAAGCATTGCAAGTGTCATCGTGGAGTTGGAGTAGCTCTTTACTGTTCATTTTGATATTTTTTTATAGAAGGTAAATAATAATCTATAGGTTTCCAATACTCAATAGGACACTCGTAGTTTATTTCCCAAATTTTTCTTACTCTGTCAAACTTTTTTTCTTTTTGCCAATTTTTTGATGCCCACCCATTTGTAGCGATCATAGCCCCTGTTTCGCGACTAACACTAACATACAATCTTGGCTTGGGGTCTTTCTGATTATATCCAGAAACAGTGTCAATTATAACAGTTTTAAAAGGAAAATCCTTCGGGCTAGTGAAGCGAAGATTACGACTCTTTACTTCCACGACACGATCAGGGAGGATTGTTATGTCTTTTGTATTGACATACTCTTTTCGCGCTGTTTCCATTTTTTTTCGAGCAACCGCCCATCGACCAGCTTCATCGTCTGAATAATCTGCGACATTAGGATTGTCTCGGAAAGACAACTCTGCAATATCTACCTCAACGCCTTGCTTTTCTAAATAACGCCCCACATATTCCTGCCATTTTTGCCCCTGTCTACACTCTTTGAAAAATAATTCATCATTTTCAAACCAATTTAATAATTTAGACATTTTATTTCTCTTTTACAAATTTACCGTCAACCATTTTACCCTTCCGATCTTTGATCTCATCATAGGCCAGACTTAAACAATAAGTAGGATCTAATTTAAGCATCTTGGATGCGATAATGATCGTCACCAACATATCACCTATGCCATCTGCCACCTCTGGATTATCAAATGCCGATTCAGTAACCGCATCTATTGTTTCATCCAACTCTTCTTGAGTCTTGTCCAACTGAGCCAAAGGATCAGCAGCATCGAAGATGCCACGCTCATCTGCCCAAACGACTACTTTTGCTACTAGTGTTTCAAAGTTCTCCATTGTTTTTTTTCTTTTTGTTTTGCTCCATTCTCTGGATATGTCTGCCCCAGATATCTTCTGGCATTTCTTCCAACGCTTCTAAGCGCTTCTGCAAATGCGATCTCATCCTTATATTATAGAACTCAATCGGGAAAGTTATAAGTGTTTTTACGAAAACACTTATACAGCTGACCACGGCTAGCATCACACCAAACGTCAAGCCAACAAAAATCGTAAAGAATAAGCATTCTGCTTTTAGGTAATTCATCTTCATAAGAAATTATAAACGCTAAAGATATTCTAGGAGGTTACCCAGGCGATGGCAATAAATATCTATAAGAGCTTAGGGCTAATCCTAGACAATAGTTAGCTATGGTCAAGAGATTTTTTCAAGATTAATAAAAAAAGTGTAAATTTAAGTATGCCTCAACAATTATTAAGCGAAATACACTCTAGCGCATCCGTATCATCAGGAGATTGGGCGAATTTTAGGGCTGAAGTGACAGGCATGTATCTCTTAAGTGGGCAAGCTAACAAAGAATGGGACTCTCAACACTTAATTAGAGAATACAATAAGAATATAAACGATAGGTATGAAAGCTGGACTGGCACTTCCCCTGTCACCACTGGGTTATTTATTGAACCTTACAATGATGGTTTGAGTTATATAGGCACAGGTAATTTCCGTAATTACCCTTGAACCTTTTCGATAGGAAGCTCGTATTCTTGATAGGGCAAAAACCAATATTCACAATTGGACAAGACATCTTCCAAAGTTACCATAGACATCCAATCTTTTCTACCGTTACGCTGGTAACCTTTATACAAACAATCGCTGACTTTAGTTACCCTATCGTGCATGTCGCATTTGTCTTTAGCTAAATTGTAAAGATCAATATTTTTGACATGAAGGAAAAATGCTCCCACATCAAAAGCTATCCAAACGGGAGTACCTTTCTCATTACACCAACCAGTCTTACCATTAACGTTAGTGAACTCCAAAAGGATTCTTCCTTCTCGCGTAGAGTTTTTAATACCTTTTAAATCTACAGTCTCGCCGTCTACGATAAAATCAACATGGCCGATATCTTGCATCTTACCAGTCTTCTTTATTACCAACCCAGCTGACAAGCATGAGTGATGGTAACGTTTTGTAGACTCATCCATCAGCTTCTTAGTATGAGCAACATGACTAGAACCTGACAGACCTTTAGCTTTATTAGAAATCATATATATATAATATATAAGTAATTAAAAATTGCAAGAAAAAATAAAAAAAACCCCCTACCCATTACAGGTAGGAGGTTGATCTAGGAGAAACTAGACTATTTATTTTTGGCTTTACCGACATTTAGAGCCGCCCAGTCAATTATCGAATAGATTTTTGCCCAGAGCGTTCCCTCTTTTGGGGTCGGGGTTGCAGCAGCGATTGCAGATGCAAAAGCAATTCCAGCAGTCACTACGCCAAACCAAGGATTATCTTGAACCAGTTGAATAATTACGTCCATACTGTAATTTACACTATTTAAAGTAATTATGAACCAATTTGTTTTATGGCGTAACCTTGATATTGATCAGCAGGATCTAACTCCCAACCTTCGATACCAAAATTATGCGCTCCAGTCTCAGCACTCTCAATGTCATATATATCTGGAGAATCCAGCTTGTGGCAACAAGAATCAATAGGGTTATCCTCTTGATTCAAAACAGCGATCATCAACTCTTTATAACCGTTAGGACCAATGATCCTACTATCGTACCTAAAACTCATTCCGCACTTATAACGATATAATCATGAAACTTCTTATAGCTATCAGCATACTCAACACAGGATTTGAAATCACCTGCATGGTCCACATAAGACGAATCAATAACAAAATACTTACCCTCTGGGACAGGAGATGGTTCTGACCCCTTAGCTAAATGGGTAGAGGAGATCCTCCAACTATCACCATCGCTCTTCACTATTGTTTTAAACCTCACCGCATCAGCAGGATGGGCATCTTCACCATACCAACTAAGCATTTTATCTAGCTGCCATTTAGTAAGAGTCACATGGGCATCCACTTTCTCTGGCGGAACGACCTTAATAGTCTCTTTAATTTCCACCTTTGGCTCTTTATAACCATGCCAAGCAGCTACACCCCACAAGGGCAAACAAACAGATAAGAATAATATTGTCTTTGTCATACGCCCCCATTATAGGGACTCAAAGCTCCTTTGCAAGCACATTATTCACCTCTCGCCTAATAATAACAATGGGGTCATCATAAAAATTAGCCTCCTTGATTTTATTTTGGTTATAAAGCCAATACTCCAGAGCGCCTTTTTCATCGTGAAACTCTGGAGTATTTGGGACAGGTTCGTATTTAAAACCTCTATCTTTAGCGATTATATGGACCTGCCTATAGTTTTTCATTTTTAGAATTCAAGCTTGATAGCTCTAGAAGTGCCAGCTAAGCCAAGGTAAACATCATCGCCTTGAACCAAGGCGGCAGTTGAATAGCCAGTACCTAGACTCATTATACCAGAACCATCTTTAGCCGTTAGATGACCATCCATAAATTCATACTCATAATCTTTCCATTGAATCTCATAGGTGCGAGGGTTAATACGGAAACATTTTGTATCAGCCCAGAATGCACTGTAAAGCCAACCGTCAGGAGCTAAGAAACCGTGAAAGTTTTTATTTTTATTAGCTACCGCAAGATAGTCCGCTGGTAAATCTACCTCCTCATATGTGTCATCAGCACAATTAATAATTAAAATCTTTTTACCTTGCCTTGGTAAACAAAACACTTTGTCAACAGACTCTACATAAGTCGCGCCGACGTATTTATGAGTCCAGCCCGAAACCCCCGAAGTAACTGGAGGCCCATCTAAGTAAGAAAAAACACCAAATTTATCGATCTTAGCAATACTAGTCCCTAATGTTTGAGGCATATAAATCTCCCCTTTCTTATCTACTGCCGCACCCCAGATATGATTACAAAATGTGTAACGACTGGGTTTTTGCGGGGTTGTAGATGCCACTTCGCCAGTATTCGTATTATAAGAAAAAATCTTTAAAGTTTTTGTGTAAGATGGCATATAAATAATTCCATCATTACCTTCCGCCCCAGATCTAACTTGAGGGCAAGAAGTAAATTTCTTTTCTAAAGTTACAGACCCCGTCTTCCTACCTAATTTACCAATAGAAGTCTGGTAAGCTGGTAAAAAATACGTATAACCATCAGAAGCTTCGACATTCCCGATAAACCCTTTATAACCCACACTGTTTCTTTTTATGGAATCTTTAGATGTATCAGTCTCGATATGCATATCAGACTTATAACCTAGAGAATGTATAACCCCACTATCGTCTAAACCCATAGTGCGCGTCTTAGTTAGATTCCCTACTATCTCACCTTCTAGATATTTAAATCTAGGCCAAAATACCTGATCACCACTATATTCAGCAATATGACCGAATTCGTAAGGGGTTGATCCCTCACTGGGATTAATCGAGGACGATCCTATGCCCGTGCTAGACGATCCTATGCCCGTGCTAGACGATCCTATGCCAACG